TTGGAGGGTATGTTGATTACCCAGATAGCGGTAGCACCAATTCAATGTTGGTTGAACCTGCTGAATTTGATTGCGGTTGTGGAATGGAAAAATCCAATACGTATTTTGAAGAAGCTGATATGGATATCTTTGGTTACCTGGCAAAGCATTTTGAAATCTGTCCTGGTGCAATTGGATTATTTGAGCATTTAAAAACAATGAATCCTGATTTTGATACTCAAGGAATGATACGTTCAGCAGCACAGATTGCTGACAATGTTTTTGAGATTGAAAAGATGGTAATTGAAAGAGGTTATGCTGACCAATCAGATTATAACCGTGCAGCGATTCTTGTGGACGATTTTAAGGACCTCATGCGTGAGATTGATGAGCTGATTGGAATGAACCACGATGTGTCCTTTATGGATGGTCATTTGGTCATTATAAGCGATTATATCGATGCTTATGATGATGAGGACAAAGAAATTGCAGAAGCTCTTAAAACGCTTAAAAATAGCAAGGAAGAAAAATTCGAAGCTGTAACCAATGAGCTGTTCCGTGGACTAACTGAAGACCAAGTTAAAAGGGGGGTTTATAGAAATGGTCAGAAATTTTATCGATATGATAGAGTATATCCAAAAGCTGACTCTAGAGATTTTTGTATGTCCATTGAAGGCAGATATTTCCGTAGAGTAATTATTGACGCTCTGCGTGATTACAATACAGAATTTGGACACAACAGACAACCTTATTCAAAATGGCTTTACCTTGGAGGTCCAAATTGTGTGCATGCATTCCGTCAATTCGAATATCGTAGCAAATACGAAGGACCACAACGTCAGGTTGAATTGGTTGACCAAGGGTTTGCTGCAGGGCTTCCTGGCACCCCCATGATTGACAGACCACTTCAAGGATACTACAGCGAGGAAACCAGAGCAAAATCAAAAAGAGCTTACGCAATTCAACGTTCACAACAAGGTTTTAATGCAACCTACATGGATGAAAAGCAAGTACAAAAATGCTTTGGTGATTTATGTCAAGTTGGTTTCTCAAAAAACCAAGACCAATTATTCGCAGCTGTTGCTGAAAAACGAATGATTTACACCCCGCTGATGATACCTAATATTCTGATTCCTAGAATAGATGAGGTAAGCAGGGAAAAATACTATGTCAAATTCACCCCTGAAACTATCAGCAAAATTGCAAAGAAATTTGCTATTGAGGGTAGAAACAGAAAAACAAACTACGAACACTCTGACCAAAAATTCAACGATGTTGTAATGGTTGAGAGCTGGATAGTAGAAGGTGAAAACGATAAAGCCTACCAACTGGGATTTTCTCAAGAGCAAATACCGGTTGGCACCTGGATGGGGGGTTATTATGTCCTAGAAACCCCAGAAGGTGAAGATGTTTGGAAAAACTACATTAAAAATGGCAAAGTACGCGGAGCCTCTGTAGAAGGAAATTTCATCTTGAACTTTTCAGCGTTGAGAGACGATGACTATTTATTAGGGCAGATAATAAACATTTTAAAAAATATTTCTGAAAATGAACGCTAACGAAGCAATCAACAAAATCGCAGATTTGTTGGGTTTGAAATTCAAATCAGAGAAGTTTTTTGTAACTAAACTTGTAGATGGTTCTACAGAAATCACTAACGGTAGAGATGACGCATTCCAAATAGGGGATGAGCTTTTTATTGTTGAGGATTCTATCATGAAACCAGCTCCTGCAGGTGTCCACGAAACACGCGAGGGTATTGTTTTAGAGGTTGATGAAGCAGGTCGCATCATCAAAATCTCTGAGAAACCTGAGAGTGCCGAAGAGGAAAGAGTTGCAGATGCTTCAACTGACATTGAAATTCAAACTGAGGTAATGACCCGTGCAACATTGGGTGACGGAACTGTAATCGAGACCGATGAAGAAGGCGACTTCGAAGTTGGGCAAAAATTATTCGCAATAACCCAAGAGGGCGAGCGAGTTCCAGCTCCAGAAGGTGAGCATACAACCGAATCTGGTATTGTTGTAACCGTAGACGCAGAAGGAACAATCACTGGAGTCAAATATCCTGACGAAAGTGGTGAAGGTAGTTTGGAAGACTACAAAAAGCAAATGAAAGAGATGAAAGAAGCTATGTCATCAATGCTTTCCCTTATGCAAAATTATTCCACGGAATTTAATTCCATCAAAAAAGATTATGAAGAGTTCAAAAAATCACCAGTATTTGGTGCTCCTGTGATGAAAAAATCATTCGCAAAGGAAAACATTTTGGACCAAAAAGTTGCATTCCTAAAAAATGCATTAAAATCTAACTAAAAATTAAAATAAAAAAATGAAAAATTCATTCAAAAAAAAGGGGGAAACAAAGAACTTCTCCTTCAACTATGACCTTTCAAACCTACCTACGTACGAGTCGTACGCAGATGAGATGCTCATCAAAGCATTCCTTGGTTTAACTCTTCCGAAGTACAGTTCTGTACGCCCGAATTTGAAAGGAACCACCGAAGAAGTGGGTTTTGTAACAAACGACATCGTATTACAGGATTTGTCGTGCGGTTTTGACCCTACAGGTACTACCGTTCAAAATACCGTTACAGTATCATTGTGTAACAAGAAAATCAATCAACAGCTTTGCCCGTACGATTTGTATGATACGTACTTGAGCAAGTATTTGACCAACGATAACTTCCAGGAGTCAGTTCCTTTCGAGGAGACTATCTTGACTGATATCTCTAACAGAGTAGCTAACGAAATCGAAATCCAATTGTGGAGAAACACCACAGCAACTGGAGCGACTCAATACAACTCACAGTGCTTTAACGGCGTTCTCGCCCTTGTAACTACTGGCAACGGAGCAACTGCAGTTTCTTATACTGCTGCAACCGCTACAAACGGTCTTGAAGTATTCACAACCTACTACCAGGCAATTCCTGAGAACGTTCTTCACAGAGACGACTTGGTAATCTACTGTGGTTATGCTGACTACCGTGCATTGGTTGCGTCCATGAGAAATAACAGCTATGTTAACTTGTTTGATTTCAATTCTGCTGATGCTGCATCAGGTCAAGATTGGGGTGTTATGCTTCCTGCATCGAACGTTCGAGTTATCCCAACTCAAGGTTTGACTGGACAAAGCAAAGTAATCGGAGGTCCTGCTCAATACATTCAAATTGGTATGAACGCAGAGATGATGACCACTAAAGCTATGTACGACCCGTTCGAAGATATCATAAAAATTAACATGCACGCTACCTACGGAACTGGAGTTTTCTCGGTTGATTCGTTCTTCCGTGCTGGATAAACTAAAAACAAAAATTTAATAAAAATATGTCTTGTTTTATTTCTTCAGGTTATACGCTCGACTGTCGTAATGCGTCAGTTGGTGGTGTAAAAACAATATGGATTCTCGGCAATGTTGGGAATAACATTTCTGGTTGGACTCAAAACGGTGACGAGCAAATTATCAGTGCTTCTGGTTCAGGAACTTTTTACAAGTTTGAATTGGTTAAGCAGAGTTCTTCTTTCACAGAAGGAATCACGGTAAATACAACTGCTCAGTCTGTCGTTTTTGAACCAACTTTGGTTATAAATCTTCCTAAACTTACACAAGACCTACGTAACGTATTCCAGAATTTGGTTGCTCAGAATAACATCTTTGCGGTCGTTCTTGATAACAACGATAGGTACTGGAGTTTCGCTTGGGAAAATGGTGGCTTGGTTACCGCTGGTGCAATCCAGACCGGTACGGCTTATGGTGATTTAAATGGTATCTCAGCTTTGACTATGGTCGGCGGTGAGCCAAATGCTTCACAGGAGTTACTCGTAACTTCAACCTTGGCTGCGCTCTTTACAGGTATTACTGTACAGGCGTAATCCAATCATTATATGTGTCATGAGGGTGGGAGTTTTTTCCCACCCTCTTTATTCAAATATTTAAAAATATGAAGTGGAACGGACGAAACTATAGACCTGTAGTCCCTGAACGAATTGTTCAAAAAGACAAAAAATTTGATTATAACGAAGCTCTAAAATCTCTGCAAGAGAATAGGCACAAGATGCCCGTTTGGCAGAGCGTAATTTCCGTTAATAATTTGCCAACAGCTGTTATCGAACCAACACCAAGTCCGACAGCTTCAAACACTCCTACTCCGACCCCTTCAATTACGGCTTCGGAAACTCCTACTCCGACACCAACAACAACTTTAACGGCTACTCCAACAAATACTCCAACCCCTTCAATTACAGCATCGGCAACTCAAACTCCGACTCCTACAACTACTTTAACGGCTACCCCAACAAATACGGAAACTCCGACACAAACACCTTCGCCAACAACTACATTGACGGCTACTCCAACGGCTACCCCAACAAATACGCCTACGACTACGTTAACAACAACGCCAACACCATCCGCTACAACCAGCGTTTTCTCTCCTTCAAGCATTTCAGAATTAAGAACTTGGTATGATGCTGCTGACTCAAGTACAATTACTTTAAGAAGCGGAACAGATTTTATTGAAAGATGGAATGACAAATCTGGAAATAATTATAATTTAATTCAAACAAGTGCTTCAAATCAACCATTATTTACTGGAGGCACATCATTAGCTGCTTGGAGTGCAAATACTTATGTTTATTTTGATGGTGGTGATTATGTCGCTAGAACCACGGGAACATCATTCACTGATTCAGGATTTACCTATTTCTTCATAGCGCGAATTGCTAATGGAAGAAGTAATGATTTGTTATTTAATTATACTGACCAAACACCTCCAGTATTTGTTGGAAAATACAGAGCATATAAATCAGTGGAAGCTCAGTTTCAAAGAATCCTACTTGGAGCAGATTCTAACTCTATGACATGGCAATGGGAATCTCCAGCCAATTTAGGTACTAAAAATAGCTATATGTATGGATTTGTTTCAGGTACTACTGCTGGAAGTTTCTCTGGAAGTATGAATGATTTAACTTATACATTTACCCAGGGTCAATCAAGCCCAGATACTGTAAATGTGATTTCACTTGGGGCAAATAATAATGGTGATGCGCCTATGCTAGGTTACATTGGTGAAATTATTGTTTATGGTAAGGTTTTAACTACAACTGAAAGTAATAATGTTTTAACATATCTAAAAAATAAATGGAATTATAGTGGTTGGTAATATGGAATATATTGTATACGCAAGCTCTAATTCAGCTGAGCAGTTAATTAATGAAATAAATCAATGCAAGGGATGGCCTTCTGAAGATGGTTTCACATTGACTTGGATGGCAAATCCAAACACAATATGTGAGTTCAATTTAGAAACTGGAGAGCAAACTCAAATTGGTTATGGTGTTGTAATTAAAGATGAAATAATCGAGTGTTTGACTGAGGCTCAAAAATTGGAAATCATAACTCTTGAAGGCAACATAAACCTATGCTCTTGGATTCCCCCAATTACTTCTGGTTCAACAGAAAATTATTTCACACAGTTCTTTTCTGGGCAAACAAATAATTAAATGGAAAAGGTTGCAATAATTTCAGAACTACAAGCTGATTCTTTGAGGGGGCAGCTATATGAACCAGTATCTTATTTTTATCCAATTAAAGATTGTGATGGAAATTGGATAATTTCTCAACAAGAAATTGACAATTGTGTTAACTCAGATTTTTTATGGATTAAACAATTGTCTTTAATTAATTGGTGTGGTCCTTATGTTCCGGTTTCCGGAGGTACTGAAAATTATTTCACTCAATTCTTTAGCGGAAACACTGACAATTAATGGCAAATAAAACCTTTTTTAATAAGAAATTTTCCGATTACCTCGGAGAAAATCGTGCTATTTTGGATATCATTGGAAGATATGAAAGTCTATTTCCGCCAAGTCCGAGCCCAACACCTTCGATTACAGCATCGCCAAGTGTAACGCCATCAAATACCGCTA